GTATGAGAACCGCCTTAGAAGAAGAGGAGAATTTGTTTTAAAACGTGGAGGAAAAGTATCAAAAAGAAAAGGTGGAGGAAAAGTTTTTTATGGTTACAAAAAAGGTGGACAAGTTTAATAGGGAGAGAACATAATGCCTACATTTAAAGGAAAACATTATTCATATGATAAGAAGGGTTACGCAGCTTATGAAAAGGCTATGAAGGAAGTTACAGGTAATCCAACAGGACAAGGGTTCGGTGCTGCAAGAAAGGGACCAGCAGTTCAGGGACCAGAACAGGACGTAGTTGTAGACTACCAGCCTGGTAAAGAAGTAATTTATAAGGAGGGAAATTAGATATGACAAAGAGAAATAGAATGAGTCGTGTAGGACTATCTCCTGCAGAAGAAGCAAGAGCAGGTACTCAGTCTGAAGCTGAACGTAGAAGGTATAATAAGGTAGCAGGAAGGGGTAGCAGGAAGGGTAAACCTTCCAAACCTAAACCACAAAAACCACCTAAGATGACTGCTCAACATGGTGGTATGGTACAAGGTTATGACGCAAGAGAAGATGAGCAACTAGGCATGACCAGAGGACCAGAACATGATAAGGATATGTCTATGGCAGCCAGAAGAAAGGTTGCCAGAGCTACAAGAAAGCCAAGAGGAACTTATGGATTTGATAAGGGTGGTGGTATAGGTATGGGACAAGCTCTAAGAGGGGGAGGGGCAGTTAGAAAAACTTAATGGCATATCCTACAAAATATACTTTTCTTAGATTAACTAGTAAAGGTAAGATAAAGTCTAATCCTATAGATGTAGCTAAAGCATCTCCTAAAGAAAGAAAAAAGACTAATGGATTATATAAAAAGAAATCCTCAAGAAAAACTTTTAAAGGTCTTACAAATAATAGAGGATTAATAATAACAGCAGCAGGAGGTGGTCTTGTAGGAAGAAATAAGATTATTCAAGGTTATAACAAAGGAGGCCAAGTTTAATGGCTTTATCAGGAACATATAATTTTGATCTCAATATAGATGAAGTTATACAGGAAGCAATGGAAATGATTGGGGGAGAACAAACTCTTGGTCATGAACCAGCCTCTGCCAGAAGATCAATTAATCTTATGTTGAAAGACTGGCAGAACAGAGGTATTCTTTTATGGACTACACAAACTACTTTAGTTACTGTATCTGCTAGTGTAACATCTTATGATATGGATGGCTCTGCTATAGATGCTCTTCAAGTTATTGTGAATAGAGATAATGTAGATATAGCTGCAACCAGAATTTCTTTTGAAGAATATCTTCACATTCCTCAAAAGGGACAAACTGGTAGAGCTAGTCAATATACTATTAAACGTAATCAAAGTAAGCCTACAGTATTTATTTGGCCTATACCAGAAAATTCTACAGATGTTTTAAAGATAGAAAAGATAAGTGAATTACAGGATGTAAATAAATCTGAGGGACAGAATGCTGATCTTCCAAAAAGATTTCTTCCTCCTTTAACTTGTGGTTTAGCTTATTATATGTCAATGAAACGTCCTTTAGTTCCAGAGCAAAGAATAGGAATGTTGAAGGCAAATTATGAAGAACTTCTTGGTAGAGCTATGACAGAAGATAGGGAGCGAGCAAGTATGTTTTTTCTACCAAAGATTAGAGTTTATTAATGGCTTCAAATAGAAGAGCATTAGCCATTTGTGATACTTGTGGATTTCAATATCCTCATAGAGTTATGAGAATGAATAGTTATGGGATGTTGGTATGTCCAGAAGATTGGGAAGGTGCTTATGATTTAAAAAATAGTCCATTAAATAAATCTCCTAATGTTAAAGATAACATAGCAATTAGAAATCCTAGAGGACCGGATACTGGTGGAAGAAATATAACTTGGGAAGCTGCTACAACTTTATGGGAAAATGAATCTACTGATTGGAATCAAGTATGACTGACTTAACAGGGAAACAAATAGCTAATACATATAAGCAACTTTTAAAAGTAGCTGTATCTACTAATGATGGTATTGATGCAACAGTAAGAACTATTGAAAGTGGAGATGGTACAAACTCTGCTCTTCAATTGAGTAATGGGGTTGTAAATGTAAATGGAACTTTTCAAATCAGTGGTGTTGCATTAACAGCTACTGTTTCTAAACTTAATGAATTAACTTCTATTGCTGGTACATTAACCTCTGTAGGTGCAGCATCTACTTATGGAACTGGAACAGGAATAGCTACTGATCCTTCTGCAGGTATAACCAATGAAGGATTTATTCAGTTACAGACTAATCAAAGTTTTGGAATAGTTTCTGTTTCAACTAATTTAGCTGGTGTACTGGGTGGATTTACAACAAGTTTAAGTGCAACGAATTTTGTTGCTGGTACAGGAAGTTTTACAACAAAGGTTTCTGGTGTAGCAGCAGAGTTTTCTGGGGCTGTTTCAGCAGCTAATGTCTATGCTACAACTCAGATCTATATTGGTGGAAGTGCAATTCCAAGTGCTAGTGATATTGCTGCAGTCAGTGCTTTAACATCAGTTAATAAAGCAGCAATTACATCTGTTAATACGGTTCTTGCAGCAACATCTGCGGCTTTGGCAACTAGTATAGGAACTACAAACACTCTTATCGCTACTACTTCTGCAGCTTTAGCCACAAGTATAGGAAATTCCAATACAAATATTACAACTAATATTAATGCTATAACATCTATTAATACTGTACTTGCAGCTACTTCTGCTGCACTAGCTACAAGTATAGGTAACTCAAATACTCTTATCGCGGCAACTTCTTCTGCTTTAGCAACAAGTATAGGAACTACAAATACTCGTGTTGCTGCTACCTCTGCAGCTTTAGCCACAAGTATAGGTAATCATCTTCCTCTGGCAGGAGGAACCTTAACAGGAACTGTATCGGGAACAGATTTTTATGTCAGTGCTGTAGCTATAGGAATTAATTCTCTTCTTGGAAAGAATTTAAGAATTGAAACTGCAGCAGTTGCAGATATTAATGCACTAACAGATGGCACAAATATTTCTGTAGATTTTAATGCAGGACAAAACTTTACTGTAACTCTTGCAGGAAATAGAACATTAGATAATCCAACGAATTGTGTTGCAGGACAAGTAGGAAGTATATTTATTGTACAAGATGGCACAGGTTCTCAAACTCTTGCTTATGGAAGTAGTTGGGATTTTGCAGGAGGAGAAGCACCTACTCTTTCAACAGATGGAAATGCAATTGATAGGCTAGATTATATAGTTCATACATCTACAGATGTCCAAGCTCTACTTACAAAGGCATATTCATAATGAGTGTATTTAGTAATAATCTTCTTTTAGGAGCAGGTGGTCAAGAGACTGCCCCCACTTTTGATAGTACTCTTATACCTAATTCAATTTGGATGGACGGGACAAGTGATAAAGTAACTAAAACAATGTCTGATGCAGGAGATGGATCAGAGTTTACACTTTCTATGTGGATTCAAGCTAATGAAATTAGTAGAGGACACGCATTTCTTTGTTCTGGGGATTCTTCAGCTTATTCAAGTATAAGACTTGATTCAGATGATAAGATTTATTTTCAGACAAAAACAGGATCACAAATTTTAAATACTACTGCTGTATGGAGAGATAATGCTTGGTATCATTTCTTATTGAGTGTAGATACATCTCAAAGCACTCCTGCAGATAGAGTAGATCTTTACATAAATGGAGTGGCAGCAACATTAACTGGAACTTATCCTCCTCAAGATCATACTTATCAGTTTAATACTAATACACTTCATGAGGTTGGAAGTAGTGTAGAAAATGGTTTGTGGAGAGGTTCTGTTGCTCAAGCATCTATGATTGGTACTAAGTCTATTCAGCAAGGAGATTTTGCGGTAACAGATTTTCTGGATACTTTTACTTTTGGAACTAACGGTTCTCAATATGTACCTAAATCAGATGCAGATATTACAACACTAGTTAATACAGGAGGAGCTAATAGTTTTATGCTTTCCTTTGATGATTCTTCTAATTTAGGAGAAGATGAAAGTGATAATAGTAATAACTTTGGTTTAACAAGTATATCTTCTGCTAATCAGTCTACTAATACACCTTCTAAAGAATATGTTATATTAAACCAACTTGTTCCAAGTGTAGGAACTTTAACACAAGGTAATTTAATTTTTTCTGGAAGTACAAAATTTACTATAGGTACACTCTCTATAAATAACGCTGCTGGAGGAGTTTGGTATTTTGAAGCAACCATTGCTGAAGATAGTGGTTCGTCAGAATGGGCTGTTGGATTTGTAGGTTTAGATAGTAATATTAATGGAAGCGATATTACTTCTGCTTCAGATTGTGTATTATATACTGATGATAATAATAAAATTGTTGATGGTACAGAAAGTTCTTATGGATCAGGATTTTCTTCAGGAAACACAATTGGATGTGAATTAGATTTAGCTGATAATGAAGTAAGATTTTATAATAATTCTGGAGTGTCACTTGGAACTATTTCTAATACTTTTAGTTCTGATCTTATATCTATTTGTGTTAGAGCAAATGGAACAACTCTTACTTTAGCAATAGACTCCTCTGATTGGACACATTCCACTCCAACAGGAGCTAAAGAAATTAGTACAGCTAATTTTACTGCCCCAAGTAATCAGGGTATAGACTTCTTTAATCCAGTTCTTTATACAGGAAATGGGACAGCAATAGGATCTGGAGGAAAGGCTGTTACAGGTGCAGGATTTGAGCCAGGATTTGTATGGATTAAAAATAGAGATGCTACAGATAGTCATATGCTTTTTGATAGAGTTAGAACAACTACTAAATATATAGAGAGTGATACAGTAGATGCAGAAGCAACAGATACTGAATCTTTAACTACTTTTGGTTCTGATGGATTTACAGTAGGAAGCAATGTAGCAGTTAATACAAACACAGAAGATTATGTTTCTTGGAACTGGGGTGCCGCTAGTGGAGCAGGAAGTACTACATCCCCTGCTGGAGATTTGGCTAGTACTTCTATTGTTGCCAGCGCAAAACATTTTTCAACAGTTTCTTATACAGGGACTGGTTCTGCCACTACAACAGGGCATGGTCTTGGTGGTGCTGCAGAAATGATAATTGTGAAAAATAGAGATCAAGGAGATGCCTGGGCAGTTTATCATTCAGGAGTTGCTAGTGATGCAGAAACAGATTATCTAGTATTAAATACTACTGCTGCTATTTCTGATGATTCTACAATGTGGAATGATACTGCTCCTACTAGTTCTGTTTTTAGTATAGGGACTAATCATCAAGTTAATGCGAATACAGAAAAATATATAGCATATTGTTTTAGATCAATTGCTGGTGTATGTGCTGTTGGATCATATACAGGAAATGGAAATGCTGATGGTCCTTTGATTTGTACAGGATTTAAACCTAGATTTATCTTAATCAAGATATCAAGTTCTACAGGTAGTTGGTTTATGTATGATACTGTTAGATCTTCTAGTAATGAAGTAGATGATCAGTTACTAGCTGAAGCTACAACAGTAGAAACAACTGGATCAGAGGAAATAGATATTCTTGCTGAAGGTTTTAAAATTAGAAATACAGATTCTGGAACAAATACAAGTTCAGCAACTTATGTATATTTAGCAATGGCAGACATTGGTGGAGGCGGAAGATTGCCTCCTATATATGGAAAATAAATTAATAGGAGAGAAAATTATGTGGGCAAGAGTTAATGTAGGACAGTTAGAAGAGATTATTAGTAGACCAAAAGCTTTAATAATTAATAATATCCAATATCCAAAAAGTATTTTTGGTATATCTTGGTCTGATATTGAAAGAAAGGCTATAGGTATAGTTCCTTATGTTTATTCTGGGACTAGAAAAAACGAGATGTTTTATAAACATAGAGAAGAAAGTCCTGATGTAAGAGAAAATTCTGTTGTGGTAAATTATATTAATATAGTTAGAGATATCAATGAGATTAAAACTAAAATGAAAAATCAAATTAATGAAGTTTTGAGTGCTTCTCTATCCCAAACTGATTGGGTTGTTATTAGGAAAGCTGACACAGGTAAGGAAGCTCCTGTTGATCTTGCTCAGTGGAGAACTGATTTGAGAGCTAGGGCTGTAGAATTAGAAAATGCTATAGATGGCGCTTCTTCTGTAGGTGAATTAGAAAATTTAAATATTCAAGAATGGCCTAGGAATCCTAGATAATAAAATGAATAAAATTAAATATATATTATTTTCTATTTTATTTGGAGCATTTTTATTTTATCCTGTTCCACTTAATGCACAAGCAGAGGTTCGGTGGACACAAGGTGAATCAGTTATGGTTGGTGCTGCTTGTAGAGAAGAAAAAGATATAATGGAAATGGTTAAAGCTGATACTGAAAGTGATAAAAAATTTCAGAGTAAAATGAGGATATTACATTTATTTCAAAGATGTATAAGAATTAATCCACCTACTACTTTTAATATTCATAGTCTTGTAGCTTCTTATATAGATTCTAATAATATAGAAACATCTGTTCTTGCTTTAGCTTATGCTAATAATCCAAAAGAAATTATTGCTTATACTTTAGCAAAGGGATCAATTTCAAAAGATAAACAGGTTAGGGAATAAAATATGGCAAGTACATTTACATCAAGAATTAGATTAGAAAAACAGGCAGATGGAGAAAATCCTAATAGTTGGGGAACTATCCTTAATGCTAATGTCATTGATATGCTTGATGATGCTTTGGCAGCCTATACTACTGTTTCCTGTTCTTCTGCTAATATCACTTTATCTGAAAATAACGGCACTGTAGATCAGTCAAGATCAGCTATTTTGGAATTTGTAGGAACTGTAAGTGCAAATATTGATATTACTATACCTACTGTTTCAAAATTCTATGTTATTAATGATCAAACTGTAAGACAAAGTAGTAGTACCCTTACTTTAAAAACAGGAAGTGGTACAGGAATGACTGTTGCAGCAAGCATGGCTGGCTTTGCTTTTTGTGATTCCGTTTCTGTATATGGACTAAATGCAAAAGGTTTGGGTTTAGGAACAGCAGCAGACTTAGACTTTGGTACAGGAGATGCAAATCTTATTCCCGTTTCTACAGCAGATATTAGATATATTCCTACATCTACAGATACAACAGTTACAGGAAAGAAAACCTTTACTTCTGTAGTGAGTGTAGAGGGTACTTTTGCTGCTACATCTACAGCAACTTTCTCTGGAGCTTTTATAGCTACCCCAACAACTTTAACTGATGCAGCATCTATTGATGTAGATTTTAGTGCAGGAAATGATTTTATTGTTACATTAGGAGGCAACAGAACTTTAGGTAGTCCCTCTAATCCTACTATAGGACAGACAGGACATATTTATATTATACAAGATGGCACAGGAAGTAGAACACTTTCCTTTGGAGCTTCTTATTTATTTCCTGGGGCTAGTTCTCCAACAATTAGTACATCTATTAATGCAGTAGATCTTCTTGTTTATAATGTAAGACAAACTTCAGCAGTGGATTCTATTCTTGTTAAGGAATTTGGATAATTAATTAAATGTCTACACAATCACAACTAGCTAAATTAAAATTTAAACCTGGGATTAACAGAGAATCTACAGAATATGCTGAAGGTGGTACTCTACCAGGGGGTAACTGGTATGATGGTAATAAAGTTAGATTTAGGCAGGGAAGACCAGAAAATTTAAGAGGTTATAATAAAAGATCAACTTCTTCTTTTGATGGAACAGCAAGAGATTTACTTGCTTGGTCAGACAATGATACATTCAAGTTTGCTTCTTTTGGGACAGAAAAAAAGTTATACGAATATAATGATAATTCAATCTTGGATATCACACCTATCAAAGAGGTTTCCGTAGGAACTAATGTTTCTGCCGTTGTCACAATTGATGGAACAAATAATGGATTTTATACTACTGATGGTTCAACAAGAGTATCTGTCTCTGTATCAAGTCATGGAGCAGAGACAGGAGATTTTATTACGTTTACTTCTGGGACAACAATTGGAGGGACAATAGATTTAACAGGTGGAACATTTGCTGTATCTGTTTTAGGAGATAATCAGTTTTCTTTTGCAGCATCTGTAACAGCTAATGCTACACAAAGTAAGGTTGGGACTGCAACATTGAAATATCTTCTACCTACAGGAACAGATGCAGCAATCCAGGGTTTAGGCTATGGAGCAGGAGTTTATAATGCAGGAACTTCTACAACTGGAATGAGGGCATGGAGTGAGGCTGCAAGTTCTTCTAATATTGTTACAAGAATTACTCAATGGACATTAGATAATTGGGGAGAAGATATTCTTGCTTGTAGAAGGGGAGGAAGAATATATTTCTGGGATTCCATTAGAAGCTCAACTCCTCCAAGAGCAGGATTTGTAAGTGCTTCTCCATCCATTAATAATTATATTATTGTATCTCCTAATGATAGACATTTGATTTCATTGGGAAGTAATGAGTATGGAACAGGAACATATAATCCATTATTGGTAAGATGGTCTGATCAAAATAATTATAATAATTTTACTCCTTCCATTAGTTCAACTTCAGGAGAAAATATTCTGGCTGATGGAACAGAAATTATTGGAGCAACGAAATCTCGTAATGGTATTATGGTTTGGACAGATAATTCTATTTGGCAAATGCAATTTGTTGGGCCTCCTTTTACTTTTGCATTTCAACAAATGGGTACTAATTGTGGATTGATTGGTCCTCATGCTGCAATAAATTATGATGGTGTAGCTTATTGGATGGGAGATGATAACTTTTATGCCTTTGAAGGTCGAGTAATAAATCTTCCTTGTACAGTGAGAAGATATATATTTGATGATTTTAATACAACAAATAAAGATAAAGTTTTTGCAGGAATCAATTCTGAATTTAAGGAAGTGATCTGGTTATATCCTTCTTCAGATTCTACAGAATGTGATAAATATGTTATATATAATACAGCAGAAAAAGCTTGGTATTATGGGTCAACTATTTATACAACATTCTTTGATAAAGTAATTTTTGATAATACTTTAACAACTGGAGTTTCTGTTTCTGCATATCTTTATAATAATGAACCAGATGGAATATATACAGCTAATGGTGCGGCACAGACATCTTTTATTGAATCTGCTGCTTTTGATATAGATCCTGATGGAACACATATATTGTTTGCAGACAGATTAATACCAGATTTTACTCTATCAGGAGGGAACTTAGGATTTAGTATCACTGTACAGAATTTTCCTGTGAATGATCAAATTAAAAAGGGACCATTTGTTATTTCTCCAACAACTAAGAAGGTTGATTTTAGAGCAAGAGGAAGGCAAGCTGTTGTTCGGGTTTCTTCAGGAGAAGCAGGAACTAGCTGGAGATATGGCTCATTGAGACTTTCATTACAACCTGACGGGCTACGGTAAAGTATGGCAACATATCCACAACTCCGTAGTCTTGTCAGGATTGGAGATTATACAGCGAAAGAATTTTATGAGATGTTAGAAGATTGGGGTGCTGTCTTAGTTAATACTTTAGAGCAAAGAGATAATCAAGTAGATGCTACACCATCTACAAATATTTACACTGTAGTTTGTGTAACAAGTGTAGGACGCCCTCAAGGAGGAGATATAGTGTATATTGCAAGTAGAGGAAAATTTGCAGGGTATGTTAGTTTAGGAGCAGAAACTTCTTGGCAGGATTTGAATTAATGGCAAATAATTTACATAGAGCAAGACCAGTAAAAAAGCCACCAGAACCTCTTCCTGTATCTTTAAGAGTTATAATGAAGCGTCTTAAAATTGATGATCCTTCTAACTTATTAGATTTTGCTAGAAGGGTTAGAGATGTAGAAAGTTCTGGTGGTACAAAGAAAGTAAATCCTAATAGTAATGCAAGAGGAATTTATCAATGGATGACATCAGATTTTGGAAAGGGTGAAAAGAAAGGAACTATTGAAAGTGCCACTCATAATTTAATAAAGTCTTATAATAAAGAAGGAATAGAGATACCAGATTGGTTGTTAAGTTTAGATAGGAATGCAGAAATATTGCGCCAGAATGAGGGGTATATAAAGACTTTAACACAAGAAGATTGGCAGAATCAAGTACTCGATTTAAAACCACATATGGAGGATGCACTATTTTGGTCATACCTAGATCAACAGCCAGGAACTGATGAGAAGTGGTTAACAATAACTTATGGTAATGATACGCCTTGGCCCAAAAAAAATGATAAGCCGCGTTACTGGGCAATGTTGGATACTTATATTAAGCATCACCATAGAGGAGGAGAAAAGGTAGAAAAGGAAAAATTTAGAGATGTTAATATAAGAAAGAAATTTGGTTTACCAGCGTATCATAAAGATGAAAATCCTTTTCAACCTGCACTTCCAATGTCTGATATAAGATTAGATGAAGAACTTCACGCACCATATCAACTCTATGAATTACCTACGCTTCTAAATGAAAAACCTATCCTTAGAGGGACACCGGAGGACACAATGAATACAGGATTAAAAAGTTTACAAAAACAAAGTGACGGCCAAATATTTGAAGATATTGATATAGAACATTGGACAGAGGAAATGGAGGATACTTACCGGAAAAGGCTGGCACGAGAAAATGCAGAAAGGGAAGAGACTCAAAGAGCTTATGAGTTAAGCAGATATGGAGTTTTTCCAGAGTTATTTGAAGATATTGATGTAGAACATTGGATAGATCCTATTCTTACAGATTATGATAAAGTTTCAGAAAAAGATAGAGATAAGTTATGGTCTTCAATTCCTCGACACTGGCGACAGGCTTATTCTTTAGATGATTTTAAACAACGAGAAGATTATTGGAGAACTTTGAGACAAAAAGAAGAAGAAGAGTCTCAAAGGTTGTGGGAAAGATATTATAGAGGTAAAGCTCTAGCGGAGAAACATCGTGATGCAGAGATATTATCCACTGATGATGCTATTGAACAACAATTAGTAACTATTCCCGAAGCACCATTTACTGAAGATGATTTGAGAATTCTGGCACCATTTACTGAAGATGATTTTAGAATTCTGAGACAAAAAGAAATTGTTGATGACATTATTGCTTCTGATCTCAACTTAATGTACCTTCCTCATAATAGAAAGTTCGGAGGATTAGTATCTTTGGCTAATGGAGGAAATCCTTACGTCTACGAGGATATAGTAGAAGATGCTATGTATGAATCACCTCAAGAAAGTTATGAATATCAAGATTACAGTTCACAAGAAGAAACGCCGTTACCGTATAATTTAGCAACTACTCCCGGAGCACCACTTATTCCTGTTTATGGAGGAAATGTAAACCCAGATTATATGGCTCTGCATCCTAATTATAGTATAGTAGAGGATTTGGCACAAGCTAGACAATATAGTTCTCCCTTAAACTTTGTAAAGGAAACATCCCCTGCTACATTAGGTTCACCAATGGATATTAGACCTACTTCTTTAGAAATAGCAAATTATAATAGATTACGAGAGAATGTAGCCCAACGACAAAGAGAGAATGATGACCAAGGGATAAACTGGAAAAATGTAGGACTAAGCGCATTGAAAAATACAGGAAAATTTATAGGGTCAGGTTTGGTTAATGCACTAACAGGAATCCCAGTGCCAATGGTTTGGCCTATGGCGACAGTAGGTCGTGGTATGTTTCAACATCATAAAAATATAAGAGACTATGGACGAGATTATAGGGATAATGCTGATATAGTTGCCCAACTTAAAGAGCAAGGTAAGTTTGTTGATATAGAGGGACCAAGTAGGGAATGGTGGGATGATGATTCCGAAGAGGAATACTCTTCTCCCTGGCGGAAGACCCCCAACCTAGGTCTAAGGTATCTTGATCAACCTTTTAATGAACCTGAAGATATGAGGTATGGTGTATATAAGGCAGGAGGTTTAATATCTCTGCAAGGAGGAGGAAATCCAATAGCAAATAATTTTACTCAACATATTCGAGAAGGTATAAATAGTGGAATAAGAAGTATGGTAGCAAATGCTTATGCTCAAGGAAATGTTCCTCCTCCTTCTTCTTCTCCACAACTTACTCAATCACAACTATTAAATCAAGGACTAACTATGGCTCCTAATACAGCTAATAGACCTGTACCACAGCAACCTCATGCACAGAGTAACATTAGTAATGTGTATGCTCAAAGTACACAACCACAATCTTATTATATGCAACCCAACCAGATTAGGTGATAAATTATGGCACAATATATTAATAGAAACGCACCAGGAGCAGGTCTTGCAAGTTTGATGGCTGCAAGAGGAAGAGGAGGAGATACTGAACTAGTCCATATGACTAGACCAGAGGTTAAGAGATTAGAAGCTTCAGGGTTAATGTCTTTAAATCCTCAAACTGGACTACCTGAGTATTTCCTTGGAGGTTTAAAGAATTTTGCTAAAAGCTTGGTTAAGCCAAGAAATCTAGCTGCGTTAGCTGCTGGAATAATGTTTGGTCCTGCAATTTATGGTGCTATAGGAGGTGCTATGGGAACAGGATTATTCGGAACTTTGGCAACTGGTGCGTTAGGTGGAGCCGCTGTTGGAGGTCTAACTGGAGCTATAGCTGGTAAAGATATTCCAAAAAGTATTGTGTTTGGAGGAGGAACTGGATTAGCGGGTTCAGCAGTTGGTTATGGAACAGGAAAATGGGCTGATAGCCGTGCTCTTGCACGAGGCCATCAAGCACAAAAAGTTATTGATGCAAACAAATATAGGCAGCAGGTAGCGGGGGTATATCCAGAGAAACTAGCAGAGATAAGTAATATGCCAGTATCGGAATTACAAACAGCAGTACAGAGATCTGATGCGATATCTAAAATGGCTACACAACAACCAGATATCTTGAAAAAGATTGGAATAACTAATCTTCCTCCTCAATCTGTAAGAACAGCAGCTTTTACACCAGTTTCCCCTGAAACTATAAGAAGCAGTATTCAAGGACCAGGATCAGCAGGATATTATGATGTAGCATCTAGAATACCTGGTGGGGGTATTCCTACTCCAGGGGCTGTGAGGAAAGCAAGATTAGGTACAGATTTATTTTCAGCTAGGACACCTATTCAAAGTATGAAAAATGTAGGAAAATATTATGAACAGAGTCCTTCAAAATTACTTTCTGTTCCTTCACAAGTATTAACTACTAGAGCACTTGTAGAAGAGGATGAGGCTGCTGAAGAACTACGAAAGAAACAAGAAAAGGCTATGTTAGCTGGTTCTCAACGTGAGACATATACACAAAAAGATAGAAAATATAGACAACCTTCTTTACGTTCAGATCCTCCTACTTTAGAAGCAACTCTTGCTAGATATTATGGAGGAATAGGATCTGGAGACTGGGGAGGTCGCTGGTATGGATCGCTTAGTGGTAAAGATATCTATCCTGATGTGATTGCTAAAAGAGGAGGGCTTGTCTCTCTTGAAAAAGGAGGGAGAGCTTTTGAAGGAAAGGTAGAAGGGCCAGGACATGGGATGCAAGATAATGTTATGATGCCTATTGAGGGAGGAGGCATTGCAGCAGTATCTCCAAAAGAATATGTAGTACCAGCAGATGTTATGGCTATGTTAGGTAATGGAAATGCAGATGATGGTTCTGAAAAGATGGATAGATTTATATCTACATTTAGAAAAACAAAATATGGAAGAGATAGACAACCTCCAGAAATGGATGGATCAACAGCATTGCAATCATTAATTAAAGCATAAGGATAAAAAGATGGGAATTACATCAATATTAGGTGGGCCAAGACCAGCAGGTACTCCTGTAGGAGCAGCAACTCAGATAACAACTACTGAGCTTCCTTCAGAGTTCAAGCCTTTTATTACAGATATTTTTGAGAAGGCTAAAGCTCAACAAGAAGGACTAGAATATACACCTTATCCAGGGGCAAGACTTGCACCCTTTGGTCCCTTACAGCAAGAAGCTTTTACAGGTTTAACTGATCTGGTAAGGCAAGGTGTAGTAGGTGCTCCTGATACTTCTAGTGCTTTCTATGCTCAAGAAGCTTTAGAGGCTGCTAGAAGGGCTGGAAGACCTATAGAGGCTGCAGATATAGAAAGATTAACTAATCCTTATCAACAACAAGTTATTGATATTGCAAAAAGAGAAGCTGAAAGATCTTATGAAACAACTGTTGCTCCACAGATTGAACAACAGGCAGTAGCTGCAGGTTCTTATGGTGGATCAAGAGGAGCTATTCTTGAATCTGAAGGATTAAAAAATCTACAACAGCAGCTATCAGATATTCAAATGAAAGGAAGTGCTCAAGCCTATCAACAAGCTCAAAAAGCTTATGAACAGGAAGCAACTAGAGCAAGAGGATTACAAGGATTTATGCAACAGCAATTTGGGCAGGTTCCTTCTCAAGCTGTAAAAGAATTAGGAGTTCTGCAGTCTGTTGGTGAAGCGCAACAATTACTTGATCAGAAAGCATTAAATTTAGGTTATGAAGATTTTCTTGAGGAAAGAGAATTTCCAACAAGATCCTTACAAGAATATCAAGCTTCTATAAGAGGCTTTCCTTATACACCAGCAGCTTATCAGTATACCCAACAGACTGCTCCTACACCTTCTCTTGGACAAACCTTACTTACTGCTGGTGCTCAAGGTCTAGGAATGTATGGTACATTAGGTGGGTTTGGTTTTGGTGCTCCCCCACAGAAGGCTGCTTCTGGTGGACAGATCAGAGGAGGACTATCTGGACTAGTTGAATCTCATCAGAATAATACATTTGGAGATAGGTATAGAGCAGGTATGGGTCTTGGGCCTGGTCAGAAGTTTGGAGGGGAAAGACATGGAGGTAGAAGCTTTGGAGGTAGAAGCTTTGGAGGTAGAAGCTTTGGAGGTAGAAGCTTTGGAGGTAGAAGCTTTGGAGGTCACAGATTTGGAGAGCAAGAAATAGATCCTCGTAGTCTTATTAATATGCTGTATGATCCAGAATTAACTGAAGATGAGCAACAACTAATACAAGAAAAGTTAAAGGATATGGGTATACGCTCTACTGAAGATCTGTGGGGCAAGGACGAAGAGATGGTACAGTTCCCTTTGGTTCCTGGCGCTACAATAGCAGCTAATCCTAATATAGAAATGGTTACGATGCCAGCAGTTTCTCCAACGCCCCGACTAAGGCCACCACCATCTATACCTAGTATTACTTCTCCTCAAATAGACCAGTTGAATCAAAGGATTAAATCTTTAAAACAACAAGGCGTTTTGGATGCTGCAAGCATACTAGAAAAACAAAGAGATGAACTGATAGACCAAATAAGAAATGCAGCAGATCCTGTTCTTAGGCGCAGAAACCTTGCTAAAGAAGTATTGGAGGCACAACGTCTTGCAGAAGGGGCTATATATGAATCTGGAGAATATGAACCTCTAGCTATATCTCTGTCTCCTGTTATTTTAGATGAGACAGAAATACCAAGTCCAGATAGAATAGATCCTACTGATATTTCTTTTGATGCATCTATAAGAAGATTGATGACTGCTCAAGACGAGGAAGCCACTGCTCACGAAGAGCGTCTTGCTACTTTAAAAAGTATATATGGCCCAGATAGTGAGATAGTTAAGACTTTTAATCAATATAGAGGTTCACTAGTTGATCAAGGTGAGGCAGCAAGACTAGCTTATGGACACAAGGAAAGGCTTAGAAGGGAACGGGCTGGTGATGTAGAAGCTAGAATAACGGGTACTACAACTGATTATGAGCAACATAGAGAAGATCTTGCAGAGGTACAGGGTAAGATAGGGGAAGCGCATACTAAATCTTTAGCTGATGCAGAAGAAGCAAAAGAGAAAGCTGCAGAGATGTATAGACAGGAACAAGAATCTTTAAGGAATCAAAGAAGTTTTGAAGTTGCTGCAGCATTTGGGCAAGTTGGTAAAATACCTAAAGAAGAAGCTGGACTCTCTGGCTTTCAAGGATTTGTAACTACTTTAGGCAGAATTGCTTCAGAAGCTACTGAAGCGATGGCTCCACAATTAAGAGGACTAACTGAGAAGGAAAGAAAATCAAAAATAAAACAAGTTGAAAGAGATATTTTAGATACCAGTAAGATCAATGAAATAAATTTGGGTATTCTTAATTATGATAAAAATGTTCTTACTGAACTAAGGGAATTAAATAATAATTATAACCAGACCCTAGATCGTCTACAGGACCAGATGTTCAACTTAAAGGTAACTGAGGTTATGACACCTGTAGAGAAAGCGGAAGCTTTATCTAATATAAGGCTTACAGAACTTGATGTAACAAAACAGCTACTAGAGATTCAGCTTACCGTTGATACTGCTACTATTGCTGCTGCACAAGCTAAAACAGAAAATGAAGCGAAGGTAGCACAGCTAATAGTTGATCTAGCAAGAGCAAATTCGACCCGACTTCCTAGAATTACAACAGGTGATCTTTCGAAAGTAAATACTATAATTACCGATCTTTTTAAAGAGCATCCACTTTACCATACTAGAGAGTTTCAGGAGACATTAAGAAAAGGTAGGGTCGAAATGATAACATTTTTAAGTAATTCGACAGAGCCAAATCCAACGGTGGCAATGGGTGATGCTATAGAACTACTTAATCAGAGGGTGCTGCCTGACGCAGTATTAGAAGGAGAGCATAGTACCTTTTCTGTACTAAGAGAGAATATTCCAATAGAATATATAGGTGATTTTGCAAGAGCGAGAGATAATGCTATAAACGAGGGGGGCAAAAAGGATGTCGTTGAGAAGCATTATATAAGAGAATTTATACAACAGTTTGGTGGAAATGAACAACAGGCTAGAAGAATACTTGGTTGGAGCTAGAAAATTAAAATGCCTCCTTCTTTATTTCCACCTGTAGTTTATAGTAAGTTAGGACCAACAAGAGAAGACTATTCTCCTAGTGAAGAAGAGTTTACAGAAGAAGGGCTGACTCATAATCCTAAGTGGTTAAACCATGCTCGTACTGTATATAAATCAGAACATGATGGAGAAGACTGGAAAAAATCAAATAAGAAATTAGGTGAGTGGTTTAAAAATAGACATTCCGAAATAGGAAATGACTTAACAAGTATGGGTTGGTTAGCTTATAAAGCAGATGATTTTGATTATGCTACTAAAAAAGCTTGGGTAGAGTCTATGGATATGTATGAAAATCTTGATGTAGATCTACAAACAGTAAGAAGAGCAATTAAAAATACAATACAAGATCCTTCCTTTTTGATACCAACATTAGCTACAGCAGGTTTTGCTGGTGTTGCCAGACTTGTTGGTGGAAAAGGAGCACAATTTGTTGGAAGGCTTGCATTTAAAGAACAATTGAAAAGAGCTTTAGCTAAAGAAGGCGTATCAAAGAAGGGTCTAAAAGAATTTGTTGAAAAAGGTGTGTCTAAAGAAATTGATGTTCCTCTTTTAAAACGAGCAAGACAAAAGGCAAGACGAAAGTGGGGTGCTGGACAAGCAGCTTCATTTGGTGGGTGGGGTGCGGCTCATGGTGGTCTTGAAAGTATTGAAAAACAACAATTTGAAGATGTATATGAAACTCCAAGTGAACACATAGATGTTGGAGAAGTTGCTAAGAATGCTGCTTTAGGTTTTGGTTTGGGCGCTCTATTTGCTGGTCCTGGTGTAGTATTTAATAAAGCTAGAGAATTTGGAGCAAAGAGTGTATTAGGAAAATACCAAGGAAAATTAGATGCACTCCAAAAACAAGCAGAAGGACGCGCACAAAGAAAAGATAATCTTGTTGTAAAACCTTTTTCTCCAACATTGACTCGTGATGAAATAGGAAATATCTTAAACGATGCAGGAAATCAATTAAATTTAGGGGGAACTCTTCATGTTAAATTAATAGGGGGAGTACAACAAGTAAAAAATCAAATAGTTAGAGATATGAAAGAAGAGGCTTTAAAGAAAGCTCAAACAGAAGGTTCACTTCCTCCTCATGCAACAGTAAAAAATCTTGATAAAGAGACATTAGCACAAATACAGAAAGATGCTACAGAACAATCACAAAAAATCTATAAAGAAGCAGAAGAGGCTGTTGTTGAAGAGGCAGCTAATATAGGTATTGATCTTGCACCAATAACTAGAACAGTACCTGCTCCAGGTTTTACTAAAACTGGAGAGGTAATAGTAAAGCCTAGTCATAGATTTAAAGGAAAAAGAATATCTCCAATAGATGAGATAGAAGAGGAAGTTTCTACTATAGCAGATGGAAGAAGTTGGATTACACAATTTTTAGCTAAAATAGATAGAAAAGTAGGACTTACAAGATCTCCTTATCTTACTGATGCTCAAAGACTTCTTACTGGTGGTTTGGGTACAATAACAAAACGAGCTAAAGGTAGAATAGATCTTTTTAATAGGGCAGTAGCAAAAGATTTTGGTGGTAAATATTTTGCAGATCTACCAAAAGAAACTGGAAAGGTATTAAATAAGATATTAGAAGGACAAAAACTTGAGCCAGTAGAAGAAGCATTATTACCAAAAGGAGGAGCACCAGAAACTATAAAACAGTTAGGTTTAATGAGACAAGATATTGAGGCGGGACAAAAGAATATGTTAAATAGTGGTATGTTAGAACCAGGAGAGAATCTATATGGAAAAATTGAAGCTTCTATGGATGGAAAGGACGTAGAACTATGGCTTAATAAACAGTATAGAGCTTATAATGATCCAGAATGGTCTAATATAGTTACTAATGATAAGACCGTTATGAGGAATGTAAGACAGTATTTAAAAGGACAAGCTAGAAATACAGATAAAACCTTTAAAGAGATAGATAATAAAAAAGTACTTGCTCTGCACCAGAAGCGGCAAGCAGGAGAGGATATGAAAGGTTTGACTGGGTTGGAAGATTTAGATCTAGATCAGATAGATTATTGGCATGCTGTAGCAGGAGAAGAAGGATCAATTAATCAGACTATTAGAGATATTCTTAGTGTTAATAATCCAGAAGATTTATTTAGAGTATTTGAGACTCCTATAAATGTTAGTAGAGGAAAATCTTTTAAAATTCTTGCTCCAAGACAAGTGATTCCTAACCAAATAAAAGCCTTATTAGGAGAGTATGACGATCCCATTACTAATTATGCAAATTCACTGATAAAAATTCTTACAACTACTGAATTATATAAGTATGAAAAAAGTATAGCAGATGTAATTAAAGGAATTGCTCCTTTAGGATCTATTGGGAGTACTTTAGCAGCGCCTACTAAGTGGAGC